CCTCGTATCCTGGAGGTATATCTATCCTTAATCCTACATCTACAAGTAGTGTGGTTCCAGGAGGTATTACAACTTCCTCGTTAGAATATAAATCAAATCCTGCATCATCCTCATGTTTATAAGATGGGTCTGGATTGTCTGAACTATTTAAAAAATTTACATATGTCATTTAACTATTATCCTTTACGTTGTGTCCGTCTTCGGCTCTTTTTCTATCTTTTTCAGGCATTGCCTTGGCTAACTCTCTCATCCTAGCTGCAGAAGTTTCTTTCCGTTCACGTGCTTCTTTATCAGATACTTTCTTAGCTAGACCTTCTTTAACTGCAACTTCTTTATTTATTTTGAAGTTAGTATATGGTGAAACCCCGGACTTACCTTCAATCGCTCTTTTAGTAACTTCAATCTCTTTCTCCATCCATCTATGTTCTGTTTTTGCTCTATCTTCTCTAGTTGTGTGGTGAACTAATCCTACACCATGTGCGTGTATCTTTTGACCTCTGGCAGTTCGTTCTGAAGGAGTCCCGCATGTTTTACAGTCTTGAGGGTCTTTGTATTTTGAACCATCAACTAAATCATCAAAGATTTCGTCACAGTTCTTGCAATAGTAATTGTAAACAGGCATTATAGTTTTTCTGCGGTGAACCCTATAGGTTTACTTTCATCTCCCCAAAAATAAACCATTCCGTTAATACCTAGCTTATCTTCATCCATAGCTCCTTCGAAGTATGCGTAAGGCATTACTGCATCTCTGAAATTAATACCAAAGTCTACAATACCATTATTCGTAATATCACCATGTGAAGCAAATATACGAATACGATTCCATTCTACATCCCACACACGACGAAGCCTAACTTCAGAGTACATGTTGAATATATCCCACTCATCCTCTTGAAACTCTACAATCAAGACAGGATGGTTATCATCAGGGATAAGAGTCCACATCCC